TGTGTTCCACCTGCTCCTACCCTATTTACCGTGAATGAAATCAAACTAATTGCTCCATCTGCTGTTGGTAATGATGGTGTAGAACCTGATGGGAANAAGAAGTATGTGCTAAATCCTACAGTAGTAATACCAGAGTTGATAATCCTTANTGTATGACTATCTGCTTCTGTTCCACCAGACACTGTGATGGTTGTAATACCAGATGCAGTCACCTTATGGTCTTGTGCTGCTGTAAGGTTCAGTGTGGTAACAATACCAGATGATACAAGTGCTTCTGTTGTAAGTCCAGCAACAGGTAAGTTGATGAGGTTTGATCCGTCACCATAGTAAACTACTGCAGCACCATCAGAACCAACACTCTGTCCAGCACCAACCCTGATACCAGATCTTGCGGTTACAACACCAATAGAATCAACATTAGTTACATCTTCATATGTAAGGACACCAGTGAATGTTGCTGCAACACCAGTAATATTTCTAACAGTAATATCAGGTGTACCAGATAATCCAGCAGCAGTTCCTGATGTATTTTGAGTTCCTGATTGATTGACTCCAGGAAGGTTAATATCTCCCGATCCATCAAAAGCAACACCACCAATATTTCTAGATGTTGCTAAAACTGTTGCAGAACCTGCATTACCAGATACATTTCCAGTTACATCACCAACAAAACCACCAGTTGATGTTGTTACACCAGTAACTTCTAAATTATTTTGTATCTTGACTTTCTTTGTGGTAGTAACACCGAGTACACCATCATAGTTACTCCAAGTACCACCAGCACCTGCACCACCACCAGAAATACTTACATCAATAGTAGTGCCATTTAATGCAAATGTATTACCAGTTCCTACAAAATTAAGAGTATCTACATTTCCAAGCAGTGCTCCACCAGATTGAATACCAATTCTTCTAGCATCACCTAAATTAAATGCCTTATATGCAACACCTTCTAAAACATCACCATTAATCGCAGCAGATACTAAAGAAATGGTAGATGTATCAGTCGCATTATAATCGACTCCTTCTATTAGTTTTGCTCCATTCAGGAACAAATCTAAATATCCAACCGTATATCCAGATGCAAAAGTAAAGTCTGTTGTAATTCCAGTCGGAGAAAAAGTCTGTCTCGCAACTGTGACTGCTGAATCACCTGGTGCTCTTCCAATATATCCGCTACGATCTGCCATTAGCTAACTCCTGTTAGAATGCTGAGGTTGACATCAACTGCATTTGCAGTATCACAATAAACTCTCAACTCATCACTTGCTTCAAGTAAAGTCTTTCCTGTGTCGGAGATGACAAAAGAACTTCCAGAAGGAACAGGAATTTTTTGTGCAATCCCTACACCAACCGCAGTGCTTTGATCATATGCCTCAACAAATAAATTGATTGAGTTTCCAGTGTTATTAGCAAATGTTCCACCAATCAAAATACTCTTGGTTGCAGCAGGTGAAGTATATGCTGTCGTCGGTCCAAGGAATCTTACTACCTGACTTGTGGCAGATGATGTATTCGTAGAAGCACGATCTGCATAAATCGTTGTTCCATCAATTTGCTGAACTTTTGTTCCAAAAATAAAGTTCCCATTATCAATCAGGTCAGAAACACCAATACCAGTATTTGCAGTCACTGTAATAGCGGTGCTTGCTGCAGCAACTGTGCTACCAGAATAACTGGTTACAATTCCAACTGCCCTTGTTAATTTATTTGAAAATGCTTCTGCCATCGTTCTTTATGTGTTATGAGTATTTAATAAATTAACCGCCAAGTGCGATTACAAGACCAATAGATGCACCGGTTTGAACGGTGACTGTTGCAATTCCTGATGAAATTTCAACATTGTTTAATCCATTTGATGATTTAAAATCAACAATGGTTGCACCAGTTCCAACAAATGTTCCTTCAGATGAAACACCAATCGAACTAACTAAATTTGTTGCAATACCAGAGAGATTTGATCCATCTCCATAAAATGAAGTAGCACTTACAATACCCGATGAAGGGTACATCGTAATTGCAGCACCTACAGATGAAACACCAGTAACATTTAATCCGTCTTGAATAAAGACATAATCATTAAATGTAGAGAACCCTACAAATGTAGAGAATCCAGAAACTCTTAAATTATTGGTAGTTGTTATACCACCAACATCAAGGTCTGCATTAATATCAACATTACTAGAAAATGTCGATAATCCAGTAACTTCTAATGTATCAGTAACCGTTAAGTTCTGAATTGATGCATCGTCAAGTGTGATGTCATCTAAATTGAGATCGCCAGTGACACGCATGTCACCATAAACATAAAGTGCGGTCTGCCCAGTAGAAACTGAGGACCGCACATCTAATGTATATGCAGCATTGGGAACAGAAGTTCCAACACCAACATTATTAGTAGAGTTACTTACATAAAATACACTACCAGATGTTCCTACCTGCAAATCTCTTGCGACAGTAGCAAATCCACTGATACTAATATCAGTAGCACCAATTCCACCCCTTACATCTAATGTAAATTCAGGTTGAGTTGAACCAATACCGACATTCTTAGTAGTAGCATTTGCCAGAATTACATCTGTTGCTACTTCTAGTCCATTCTTGACAACAAAATTCTTATTGACTGCCATTTCGGGTTCACTCTCCCCCGTGCTTATTTTTTATTATTTATACTATGGGAAATCTGGCACTCCTGGAGGGAGAATCCACCAGTTTGCACTAAAATTACTGTAAATCGTTGGAGTAAAGAATGAATTGGATGATGATCCATAATAACCAAATCCATAATCAGAAGTAGGTGACCAAGAAAGTAAAGAGTAGTCACTTCCACTAATGGTGGCACCCTCCGTTTCGTCCCAAGCAAGAACTAAAAGTGTATAAGAATAATTTGTATCATACCAATCAGTTAAACTAGTTCTCAACTGAACTTGATTAGCGTTCATCATCTTATAGATGTTCTTCTCAGTTGCATTTGTAACTTTAACATTACTATTATCAAGAGTACCAGTCAATCTGTAATCTTGAGTACCATCTCTTGCAAGATCAAGGAATCCCTGCCATCTAATGTCATCAATACATGTGTTATCACCATAGTTGACCACACCTGTTGTCTTAGTGAGGGTTCTTGGATCTCTACCATCAGTATTGGAAAGAATAAGAATTCTTCCTTGAGGATCAATATAATAATCACCAGTACCTAATTTAATATTGATTCTTGCAGGTCCAGTGCTTCCACCATGCCCTGTAAATACTTCCGTTATTGATCCATCAGTATAACCTGATCCTCCACCACCAGAACCACCATTTTGACCAGAAGCTCCGCCAGTCGCACCAGATCCACTATTTATTGTTCTACTTCCTAAAGCACCAGATGATGTTTGAATAATGTTGTATCCAGATTTATATCCTCTTGCAATTTCTGCAGTATTAGATATTTCTGTTCCATCTGGAGTTCTGAATTTAATGGTGCCAAGATCTTCACAAGCACTCTTTCCTTGATCTCTCCAATATACACCTCTTGTACATGGTAAAGTTCTCCCTCCCAAATACTCCCCATTAACTAATCCTGTTCGTTTAGTATCAGGGGTAACAGGAGTTAAAGTATTTCTATCACCAAAAATTCCATCAGAGGGAAGAGTTCCTGCTTCAAATAATGGCCCACCACTTCCATTACCATCTTCACCTGCAACATTTATTCCGCCACCATCACCACCTTTTTCTGAACTACTATTAGAACCGGCACCGCCTTGACCAACAACTGCAATCAAGGTTGCTTTTCTATACAAGAATGGAGCATTTACTGCATCAAATAATCCAGTTAGAACATACTCTTCATTTCTTGCCATCGTAAATCTAATCTTAGAATATCCACCCTCACCACCTTGACCGCTTTGATTCACACCTTTGCCACCATACATATCAATTTCAACATTAACATCTTGCTCAGCAGCATACAAACAAATAGCATTACCTGGGTGAGTATCATACGATATACTCAACGAACCATTANTTAAATCATGTTNAGAAAGAGTTGCTGTTGCATCCGTATAGTTATATTGTTCAACCTTGATAAGATTTCTTTTTTCAATAATATAATAACTTACACTATTAGAAAATATCGGAGATTGTCTTACACTATTTGCACTAACTTTACATCGAATGACACCAGTTCCAACATCATTAGATGTAATTTTTAAATTATTAGTTTGAGATCCAGATATGGTAGTGGTGATTGTTTTTGATGCAGAAGCAAGTTCAATTCTAAATGAACCATCTCCACCAACACTTTCATAAGTTGGTGCTCCAGCTTCTGGTCTTGCGTTATATGCTGTTCTTATTACAGTTCTTCCGTCTCTATTATTACCACCAGCACCACCACCACCTGCAGTTGTAGAACCATTAGTGATTAGTGCTGGATGAAAAAATGAAGATCCACCTCCACCAGCACCATCAGTGCCAGCAACTGATAGATTTCCTCCTCCACCACCTCCATAATATCCTCCTCCACCACCTGCGGCACCTGGTCCACCACCAAGTGCTCCTCCAGCAGTTCCATCTCCACCACCCGCACCTCCTGCAGTTTGAGATCCACCTTCCCCTCCTCTGGAGGGAGCATTACTGGCATTTCCACCAGTGAGTCCACCACCTCCACCACCTGTAGCAGGATCATTAGAACCTCCTCCTCCAGCACCAGCAATTAAAATAGCTTGACCATGAGTAATGGTTGGTCCCAAGAATAGTCCAGTGTAACCACCACCATTTCCTCCTCCACCTAGTCCACCACCACCTTGTCCACCTTGAGTAAATGATTGTCTAACAATAGTTCCAGGATCTCCTCCCTCACCAATGATTAACTTATATACTTGATCTTTTACAAAAGTAAATTCACCATTTACTTCTCCACCATTTCCACCCGCAACTTCTCTTTGAGAGGATGCACCACCACCTGCACCAGTAGCAAAAATTTTTGTTGTTATATCCGAATCTGCAACAAGAGTATATGTTCTATATGTCACAAAATTATCATAAGAAGATACCTGACTAAAATCAATGGTAGTTACCGTACTGGTGACATTATCACTTACGACGATTTTACCTGTTGATGCTGCTGCTGCCACATTTGTTGAGGTTCCGTCAGACAAATCATTTCCATCAAGTTGCCATTGATAGTTTACTGGGCCATTTCCAGGAACTGTTCTTGCGGCAACAGAAAAACTTGCTTCAAAAGTTTCTGCAACTGTTACACTTGTGGGTTGAGTTGTAATTTCAATAAGAGCAGGTGCTGATATTGTTGCAATACCAGATTGTAATGGTTCATTATACGCATTACCAGTTGATCTTGCTGTTCCTGCTGTGACAGCAGATCCTGCTGGTTGAGAATATGCTGAAGGAATATAATCTGCCGTAAAATAAACTTCTTTACCATCAGATGATGCACTTAATCCATTAATAGTAATTGTGGATCCAGTTCCAGTTGCAGAACTAAATCCAACGATTGATGCATTACTATTACTATCTTCAGAAGTATCTAAAATCTGAGATCCATCATAATACCATTTAAATGCAATAGAACCACCATCTAAAGAAAAATTTGCATCATCAAAAGTTGCTGTTGCAATTCCAGTAAATGTTACTACTCCCGTAGAGTTTGTTACACTTTGGGGATCAGTGACGATCCCCACTTTTGGTCCGTTGAGAGATAGGGATGTTGGAATCCCTCTAAAATTATTATTCTCCATTATGCGAAGTTCTGTCCTCCTACAACACCATATAGACCAGCAGTCGTAATACTTTCACCAGCAAATGTTCTAAAGGAGTAGATGTCAGTTTTATCTGCAGTTGATGTAACTATCGGTAAGACACCTCCTCCAGGCCAATAAACTGGAATTGTAACTCCACCATTGTCCTTGAAGGTATCTATACCAACAGAACGATTACCTGTTGAGTCTTGAGTGATCTTGATTGTGAATGATGTAGAACCAGTGGGTGGATTTTGAATCACAAATTCATCTACATTATCACTTGCAGTAAGTGTGAATGATTGTGCCTTAGAAAGGTCAACCGCAACTGCATTTGCAACAATTGTAAGTGCTTCAACATTCTCTGAATAAGTTTTCAGTTTTGTGTGTCCACCAATATCAAGAGTTGCTGTTGGCATAGTAGAACCAATACCTACAGAACTAAATCCAACCTGAGTTGTAATGACTGTTCCACCTGCACCCACATTTAGTGTGGTTGTAGTTATTATCCCAGAAGTAATCTTACCTGAAGAATTTTGAATATCATAATTACCAACAATTGTGCTAAATCCTGCAACCGTAAGATCATTAGTAGTTACAATTCCAGCAAACTTGGCTTCAGAGAAGACATGCATTGTGGTTCCTGAAGAACCAACCGCACCAACTGTTAGATCAACATCATTTAGTGGTCTGGTTGTTCCAATACCAACATTTAAAACATCAACTGGGAAAATACCAGTTCCAAGTCCAGCACTAACTCCACTAAACAGAGAGTCATTTTGCAGATTCGTTAGTCCAGAACCATCACCAGTGAATGCTGTTGCAACAATAGATCCACTAAATCTAGATTCGCCAACAACACGAAGTTTAAATCCATTTGCAGTTGATCCAATACCAACCCCATCATTATCAATAGCAACAATTGAAGTTCCAGATCCTACTTTGAATGTAGATTCTCCAGGACTTGTGGTTGCAATACCAACTTGATCAAAGGTATTAATATCTGCATCTCTAGAGAGACTTACATTACCAAAACGTCTCCATGCATTTTCTACAGTGTAGACCCAACCAACATATCCACCTTCATTTGGATTACTGAAGTATTCTATATCTCCAGGGTTGCCTGAGAGTGTGGGACTTGCAATACCAACAGTATATTTTCTAGATACTGTTGCATCACCTTGTAAGAATAATACATTTGATTCAACACCTTTAGGTGAATTGACAGTCAGTTTGTTATTAATAACAAGAGGTCCATTGAACTTAGAAATGACCTTATTATCAGGACCACCTTCAACTTTAATTGATCTTGCGAAAACACCCTCAACAGGTTCAATAACATTCAAACCAGGAAGTTCTGCAATATCCTCACCCTCTACAGTTTGAACTGGGGTGTCAAAGATCTCTTCTCTACCAGTAATTGTGCTAAGTCGCTTATTACCAGAGTATGAAATACCCTTGTCGTTCATTCCAGTGTAGAAGTTGATTCCACCTTCTCTCTTGTTAGACTGTGCTAAGAGTTCCTCATCAACTGAGATCGCACGATCTTGCTTATCTGGGAATGCGGTGGAATAATTACCAGGACCAAATCCAACATATTCAAAAGTATGTCCAGAAGCACGAATGATAGAATGTCTTCTGAGCTCAATTGGTTCAACTCTAATTCTTCTAATAACAGAATTAATTGTATGTGAAGTTGCTTTGGATCCAAGAATACCACGGAAAACATATACTGGGTTTGATCCAGTTGTAGTGGTCTTAACTCTCATCATCTCACCATCAACCATTAAGTAGTCACCAATATTAATATCAAGAGTTGAAATTCCTTGAATTGAAATTTGATCTGTTGATGCATTTGCAATTGAAGAAGATAATGTAGTAGTAATTCCTGCATAAGTTGGAATCATTCTACCATCAAGATTTTCATTCTCTACAGTAATGTTGCCATCATTTGATGTAAATCCTTCTGGAAGTGCAAAAATAGTTCCGGTTGCTGTTGGTGCAACTGTACTTACACCAAGTTGTGCTTCAAATGATGTTAATGAATTGATTTTAGTAACAATAAATGATCCATTATATTGTGTTTGTTCCGCACCACTAATTCTTACTTTCTTATCAACACTAAGTCCATGTCTATTGATAGTGGTAAGTGTTGCAATACCAGAAGCACCAGTATATGTGAAGGTATTAACATTAATACTTTCTCCAGTTAAGTATAAGTATGCACCTGAAGTTAATGTTGCACCTACTCCAATACTTGTTGTAGATGGAATTGCAGAACTTGATATTGAAGATGCTGCAGATACTGTAACTGTAGTTGCAGATCCTACCGCAACATCAGTAATTCTATACAGTTGATTATACGTTGAATAAGAATCTGATTTAACTCCTACAACTCTTACAGAATCACCCACATTATTATAAATGTTATCGACTCTAACAACTGCTTGAGTAAATCCAGATGTAGTTGCAACACCAACAACGTTCATGGTATTACCAATACCATATGCAGAACCACCATCCATTACCTTAACGGCAGTAATCGTTCCACTTCCATCAACTGTGAGTTTTGCAGTTGCGTGCTTACCAGTTACTGAAGATCCAATAGAAATCAGTTTTGCATTGTAGAGGTTTTCTGTTCCGCCACTACCATTACCATATCCAGCACCTTCTTCACCACTAACAATAGAGAGTTTAGTAACTCTATTCAGTCCATGATCATATGATGTGTGAATAGTGTGTGCTGTGCCAGTTACAGAGAATACATCAGTAATTCCAACACCGATTGTCTTATCTGCATTAATTTTATCAATAGTTTCTTTTGTAATACTATTTCTAGGGTCATTAGTATCAACGAGACCAATCAGACTAGAATTAGCAAAACAAGTTGCTGCTTCTGGATCAGAAACTGGATTATCTCTAGTTGTTTGTGGGAAGAGTTCCTTAACTGGTTGGGAGAATTTATCTTCGGTAAACGGCGCAACAGTTGGTGAATTTGATGAGTTAAGAACATTTACATAGTAAACACCGTCTTGTTCTCCACTGATATATTTTTGAGCTTCTGATAATCTATAAACATAATATGTATTAGAATATCTTTTTCTTTTAAAAAATGGGAGTGAAGTTGTTCTATTATTAATATCATTATCAAATGTTCCAGGATCAGTTGTCAAACCAACTGTAAAATTCTTTGCACTTGAGATGCCAGTAACATTAAATCGTCTATTAAATCCACTATTTTGATCACCAGTCGTATTATTAGAACTAATAATATTATTAAGTTCAACTGTAGATCCTATTTTAAGATCATGTGGAAGTTCAGTATCAATTGATGCATTAGATCCATCCCAGGTTGCTCCAGAAATAAACCTAAAGTTTCTTTGTTGATTTACATTAGTAATAGAACCACTACCAAAGTAAGTTTGAATTTCTCCATCAGTTGATCCAATTGATGTGTTAGATTCTTGAATGATAAATCCTTCAGTAGGAGGTCTTGCTACAGAACCAGAGTTTGCAGGAATAACATATCTCATTCTATATGTTTTATCAGTTCCGGATCTTGTATCAGATCTTCTCTTGATGAAAGTTCTTGGTGTTGCCTCCCCAAGAGCAGTTGTTCCCAAACTTACAATCGTTGGATAAATGGAGTTTTCAGTTGCTGCTGTTGCAACTTTAACATACCATTGTGAATTTGTTGTGTCATATTGAACTGGGTGTCCAATATCACCAGAGTTTTTATCAGATACTCTACTTACAACTTTAAGTGATCCACCTTTTTCATTAATTACAATTGGTGTATCATTAATAGCATCATTAAGAGTTTTTGCAAGTTTGATATCAGTATTTGCAGAAATCCCGGTTCCTGATGTAATCGCAAATACAACAACATTGGGAGATAATCCATCAGGCAATTGTCCACTATCACTTAAAACACGAACCGATTCTCCATTGATAAAGTTGTGTGCTCCAGTAAGTGTAATAACATTAGCACTTCCACCAGAGCTATAGTTTCCAATACTATTAATTCCAGCAATACTTCTATTAACATTAAATACTTTTTCTGCACTATAAACAGGATCTGTAGTATTATCTGGCATGACAATACGTGCAGAATACTCAGTTACATTACCTGCTTGTGAAATGAGAACATTTAACTGGTCATTATCTTTTGCACCAACTCTAAATCCTTCTAATACGTTCTCGGGTGGGACACCAGCATTTGTTTGCTCATAAAGATAAAGATTACCAGTCGATCCAACACCCGCAACCCTATCAGTATTAGCGACATCAATAGATTCAAATTCAATTGAAGTTTCTGCAAGTTGAACTTCTTTTGGTGGAATAACATGAGTAATATATCCTTGATTATCCTGACTGAACGCATCAGTTCTAAATCCAACAGATGTAAGTGCATTTGCACCAAAGTTGGAGTTTGAGTTGGTCAGTGAAATATCACCACCATTCTCAGTCACAAAGTGCTCAGAGAATCCAATAGCAAAAATAGAAACTGCTTGGATAAAGGAGTTATTAGATACTTTTACGTGGAAGCTTCTATAAGATGGTTTATATCTTGCTCTAGAATCATTACTAATAGTTTCATTACCAGCAAATGTATTATCATCATAGTTTCCAGTTGATGGAGAATTTTGATTATACTTAACAAATGCATTATCATCTTTCTGCAGTCCAATTCCAGTGAATTGTGCCACAACCATTGAACGGAATCCAGTTGCTTTGTTGCCATCTGCTTCCATACCACACATACCAAATACAGATCTCAGAGAGATATTAAAGATGTATGGTGATGCCGATGTTACAGTGTCTGATGACAGTGAAAGAGTTGCTCCAGTTATTGTAGGAAGTGGATTGGTTGGTGCATTTTGAACTTGAAATTGAATTTCAGTGCTACTTGTCTTTTCTGATACAACAAATTGACCAGAATATCCAGATGCCGTAATTCCTTGAATACGGAAAGGTGTGTCAACATCAAGACCTGCAGCTGCCGATGTTGTTGTAACTGTGATAATATTAGTTGCAGTTATTCCATCACCTGCTCTAATGCTAGAAATACCAACAGATTCTCCAGTAGATCCAACAATTCGATATTCATCAACTTTGGGTTGAATATCAACTCCTGAAGATGGATAATCTGGTTCAATTGCACGACCAGAGGACTGACCGTAAACTAGACCAACTTTTTCATAATACATGTCCAGATCAGTTCTGTTTGTAGAATATGTCTGGAAAATATCATTAATATCAACATCGTTTACACCATCTGCATACTCAAAACATGCAAGTTTATGGTGTGAGAAATTTGGAACAAATGTATTTGTAGTATAATCTTTATATACCACTCCATTTGGATCTCCATCAAAAAGAGTAAATTGCCATAAGTAGCAACCACCAGTTACTCTGAATACTGCAGATCTTTCAATATTATCGTTTGTTGGGTCTGGAACATACTTAGGTCTAATCTTTGTCTTACGAAGATCAAGACCAACAAGTGATGTTCCTCTTGGAAGAATTACTCCACCATGTATACTATTAAGTTTATACAATTCATTTGTTGGTGATGCAAGATCTAAATTGGAAGTTAGATCAAGAGGTGGAAGATCATTGGATGTAGATCCATTTCGCAATCTATAATTATTACTTCCGTCTGGGATAAATCCAGGTCTATTATCTACTGTATGGTCGCCAGGATACAATAAGATCGTTGTATTGTTAAATCTATCATTATTCAATCCTCTCTGATATGAAAATCTTGATGCTTCTATTAATGCACGTTGAATCGTCTTAAATGGACGAGTCAGTGAATTACCTTGATTTTCAATACTATCAGTAGCGTCTAAACTATTAGGATCAACGTAAAGAATAGTACCACGAGTAGATTTCAAAAAATTATCTAATCTGGAAAGACCCATCTTATTACACTATAAGTTCTGTTAGGATTATTTATCAAACGAAAAAAGGGCAACCCTATATAGGATCACCCTTTTCACACTCCTTCACACGGAACTTATATATTACTCTTCTTTTAATTCATTGTCAAGTATATATTCAACTGTATTTGCAACATCATTCATAGCATCACGTAATTCTCTTTGAGTTCCAGTGTGTTGAGACATAAGTCCGGTTTCAGTAAGAGACCATCTCCACTCATTCATTTTTTTATTATGCCATAAATTGATAACCATTTTTCCTCCTTAATAAGCCAACTATCGGACTTGAACCGATGACCTGAGCTTTACAAAAACCCTGCTCTATCCAACTGAGCTAAGTTGGCATCAATCTACAGGCAAAAGTTCTGGGTTTTCTAACTCCAACTCATGCATCATAGGATGACACTCTTCTAACATCAAATACATTGATGCTCTGTACATCTCCTCCGCAGTTATTCTGGGAGTTGAATTTGCTAGTTGTATAACGCTTGGATTTGTTCTAGCAAGTTCTGGGAGTTCATCAAAGGTAAATGGAATATTTTGAATTAAATACAACAGAACCAAATGATCTCCTTCATGATCATACCAAGCATATTTTGTATCTATGCGGTATTTCATGGGTTTAAATTTACCCTGAAAATATTTAGGGATATGCGAGTAGGGAGACTTGAACTCCCACGGGCATAATGCCCAACAGATTTTAAGTCTGGTGCGTCTACCGATTCCGCCATACTCGCATAAGTTACAAGGTTCTTTCTAACCTTTCAGTTGGTTGATCAGGGAAATCTCTGGGACGACTATCTAAAGCATTATCAGTTCTGGGTGAACCTTCGTTTGCTTTCACAGTATGTTGATAGTTCACTCTCTTGTATCTCAACCCTAGAGGATCAGGCATCCAGTATGTTACTTGCCAATCTTGATCAGGACATAACTCAAGATGCTTCTCTACCGAGTGATTGAAGCTACCCATTTGAACATGTCCATCATGAGTGAGACATGAGTTGTCGCCAGTTTTAACTATGAATAATTTCTTCATCATTCATACTCCAGGTTACTGGGTGAAGACTACAATATTCATTAAAAGTGATTTTCATCTCTTTATCTGTCAATCCTGCGTTTCTTGCTGCTTTTGGAAGATTCCATTTTGCAGAAAATAACATTTCCATAGACTGTCGGGTTTCTGGTCTCATAATCGTAACAAGTCAGGATTTCTTCGTAAATTAAAGGTTTGTAATAATTCATAAAAAGGTAATGGGGTGATTTTTTGCCGGAATTTTTTTACCCCCTTTTTTGGAATTAAAAGTCGATTTTCCCTCAGAGTGGAGAAGCATACGCAAGTGTGTCTTCATCAAGCACGGCACGACATAGTTCCAGCACACTCATGAACTGGTCTACGGTCTCACAATCAAGAACTCTCTCATCACCCTGCTCAGAGTACAAATAGAACTTACGCTTTACGGGGTCCGCAACGCAGCGTGTGAGGTAGTCGTCTTGCATGGGGTCCTTTGCTTTCCTATGTATTATAGCGCAGTCAGGCATCTGTGTCAAGAGAGACTGGCAACAATTTGTCCACCAATATTTGCAACCCAAATATGAGCAGCACCAGTTGGTCCTCCAACACTAGGAGTTACTAATGTAAATGAAGCAAGGTCGGTGGAACCAGCATTTGAAAATCTTACTGCAGTAAAACCACTAGATGATGTGCTTGCTTGAAGAGTTATTGTATAAGCACATGTCGCTGTGTTTCTTACATACAGATCAACAGATCTTCCACTCTCTAAATTAGAGACTTGAAATAGTATGTTTTGAGCATTAGCATCAGTATTGTAATTTCCTGCAAGATAAAGCATCTGCGTAGTAGCAGCATTTACAGCCTGAGTTCCTGATGCAAGTGAAACAGACTGAACCCCATCAATATCATAAGTCCGTGCCGTTGTAATACCAGCAACAGATAAACTACCACCAGAAGTTATGCTACTAGTAACTCCTAAAGTATTATTAACTTCTACGGGTCTGTTTGTTGTGATACCAACTGCAGAATAGTTTGGTAAATGATTTATACCATCCTCTTCGTGCCAAAGTCCAAATTGAGCACCAATAGGAATAACCCCATGGTTTTTTTCCTCACCTACAAGTAAATCATAAGTGGTTTGTCCAACTGATACTCCTGCATCATTTGTAATCGATGTGTCTATAACGTAATAATATTGTGGCATTTTTTATCTCCTACTTATTAATACTATAAATTGAATTGTCTCCTGGATAATCATCGGATGACTTTCCTTCATATTCTACAATGAGTTTCTCACCATCACTTCTTTCACCATAAACTACATAATAACAATCAATTCCAACTGCACTACCAGACTTAACTTTTATAAATTTTTCTTCCCAAGAAATTTCATCAACAATCAAGTCTTGTGAAGTTCTAATTTGAGTTAGATTTACGGTGATTGTATTTGGATCAACCAAACCTCCCCAATACTCTGGAATGTTAATTTTATTTGTGTTTAATAATCTACCGCGATAATAAACACCAGACTCAGGACCCTCTAAGCATACATGACGAAGACGATACCCTTCTTTGGTTGGGTGTGGAATATCAAAAGGTTTTCTTGAGGTTAATGTAATACCACTAGCAGTAACTTCGGATGCAACCACCTCTCCAGAGATAATAATATCTCCAGTTCCAGTAATTCCTGGGTNGTTTATTTGCAGTCCATCAATTTGTGCAGACTTATGATAATATGGTAGACATGCTTCTTCTGGATAATCATCTTCACCCTTATTTCCATACCAAATATACTCATAGTCGGACATTGGTACACCCCAACCGCCTGGTTTTTTGGTACAATCCTTACTTCTGGGGGATGGAATAAACTCTTTTGCTGGTTCTGCCATAATTAAATCTCCTTAAACTTTTCCTGATTGTAAATATTGACTATTATCTCCTGGATAATCTTCAGGAGATGTTCCTTCATACTCTGCTATGTTTCTTTCGCAGTCTTGCCTCTCTCCATAGATGTGGTAGAAGCAATTGATTGGCATACCTCCATGTGCTTGTAGATATACCTTATCTTCATCAATTCTCTTCACAATTACGTTCTGGTGTGCTCCAATTGGAGTTAGATTGACTGTAATTGTGGTCCAATCAACTAATCCTTTCCAATATGGAGGAAAGAAAATTTCGGTTTTGTTTGTTACTCTACCTCTAATATATACGTCTGCTGTTGGTGCCTCTGGTGCAACATGTCGCAGTCTCCAATTATCTTTGGTTGGGTGTGGAATGTCAAAGTCTTTCTTTGCTGCTAAAACATTACCCCTGTAATCTGCAACAGCAGAACCAAAAACTGGACCACCTGCTTGAATTCTAAAATTAACATCAAGATTACCAAGAACTCCACAGTTTGGAGACACCATTAATGAATATGGATTACTCAATCCAAGTGGCAATGCTCCTGGTGCAAATGGAGGAAGTGCATCACTATTGGTGAGAGGTCCAATATTTGTTCCCGCAAACGCAAATGGATAATGTGTTGGTGATCCAATAACAACAGGTCCTTCTATTCCTGCAGAACCATTAATTCTCGTGACACCTTCACCAATAGCAGGGAAGATGCCAGTACCACATTTTATTTGTCCGCCAAAAACGGCATCGTCTAAATTAAATGACATTTTTACTCCTTATAAACTTGAAAAACCAGTTGCCTGATTTTGCTGTTGTTGATATCTTTGACCGCCGACTTTAGATTCTTTAATTGCAACAGCATCACTTACACCACTAATAACAGACCCATACATCTTAAGGCAACTATTTCCAATTGCTTCAGTGACACCAGATGACATAACTTTTGTATTCATCTTGGAATTTGCAATAACCTTCGTGCCATACAAACTAACAGTTTCTGTGGCAACTATTTGTACATTACCTTCATCACCGGCACCACATGCAAACATTTCAATGCTGTCTGCTTGTAATCTTATTTTACCATTAGTTGCTATAATGTCAATATTACCATTCTTTGCATTAATCATGCAAGTATCATCTGCCTTTTCCCTATTACTTCCACACTCAACTTGGAAGTTTCCAGGAGACATTGATGTCGTCCATCCTTTCCTAGGACCATCTTTATCCATAGAAAAGAAATGCTCACCATCAGATGCTTGAAGCATGATGTCTGATGTTACATCTGCTCTCTTATGAATTGATCCAAAAGAAATTGCACCATGATCATTTCCCCACCCAATACCGGTGTAATTATATTTTATATTATTACCACCACTAGACCTATCAAGATCTACATTACCTGCGGTCGCCATTTTTTACCACTAAAGTGTATGAACTATTTAACACCCTAGATGAGGTTATCTGGAGTATTTGGTATGTTAAGTCGTGGATCATTACTGGTGACATCAGAACCCTGTCTAAGGATTGCAGATGCTCTTGTAGTGACCTGATTATCAACACTCTCTTGAAGTGTTGCATAGACCTGAATAAGGTCTCCTGTGGTCTCATAGACGCCAGCATAAAGAATACCATCCCGAGAGAATGTTGATCCATAGTATGGTCTTCCATTAACATATCCAGTCTGTTTAAGTCCAACCAAATCTGTAACTTGAAGGAGTTGATCTTCCGGTAAGACAAGTTCAGGAACAATCACAGGTTCAAATACTGGTCTTCCTCTAAATCCAACACCAGTATCAGACGGCATTGTTATGTTTGGATATTCTGTAATTCCATAGTAAGGTCTATCTGATTGTTCAACTCCCACTACATTTCCAAAAGTTCCAAGTATTGGTTTGAGTGGATTTCCATTTATAAGAACTAGATCATCTGGTCCATAATTAATTCCAGGAGAGGTTGGTATAATATCTTTAAGCACTAATGTAACTGGAGGACCACCACCTGGAGGAGTTGGATATCCATTACCTGGTTCTTCTGCAATGATGTCTGTAACAACACCTGTTCCTCGAATTACTTTAGGACATGGCGGAGGAATAATAATAGCAGATGCACAGAGTGGATTTGTGGTCCATGGTGGAGTTGAAATTACTTTTACAACATCTTTAATAATCTTAAGAGCAAATCCCGTTGGATTGACATTAAATATTGTTCCAAATCCTGAATCATCTAACAATTGTACTCTAACTTCATATTTTCCTGCACTCAAATCAACAAACTGAGTAATTGGTTCTCCTCTAAAACTTTTGGATTCTAAAACTTTTTCTCCGTTAATGAATAATATAGCTGCACCATCTGCATGGAATTTGAATTCGTATCTACCATTTTCAGAGAAGTCTACATTAGACCAAGTAAAATCTTTATTTCCTAGTAGTTTTGGATTGGGTAAACCAAGAGGAGGAATGAATGGAGATACATTATTTTTATTCATAAAGTCACTCCATCTCTTATCAATATACCTGAAGACTTCAGGTCCAGAATATGTTACGCCATTTTGAGTTGGTGATGCCTGAACTGCTGCAACTTTAGTTCCACCAGTAACAGTATACTTGCATCTATTACCATTAAAGTCATAAAATTTTCCTTTAGATGCACTAACAACAATATCTTGCCAATCATTATCCGTATGGTCCTCCATTTGAACTACACTTTCTCCTGCATTTCTTAATTTAATTGCAGAATTATTTCCATCTCCACCTTTTCTATTACTATTAAAAATAACATCATATACTTTTCCAGATTCTAGTGTTTTAGATGTGCTCTCATTTATTTGAGCACCCTTATACGACTTTCCAAAAGAAAATACTTCTTTCATTTCAACTGTGTTTGCAAAATCTGCAGATGATGTAACTTTGAAATTTACATCAACACCAGTGATTGCGACAGAAGAAACTTTTTTTGCCCAATCTTGTGTACTAAAAATTTTCTTCTTAAATATTCTCGTATTCTCTTGTCTAAAGTTTTCAACTTCAACAGTAACACTGTGATTACCTTCGGTTAATTTTACTTTTTCAATTTTAGGCGAAGAGTTTTTAAATCCTTTAAATTTATAAACTTCTCTACCATCAACCAAAATTCTTCCTGCATTATCAGCAGTTCCTTTGATACCATAAAATCCATCATAAGGAATCTCAAGTGGCCATGTATTGGAATAAGTAATTCCACCACCACCATCACTATTGAGAGTGCTGAGTGGGGGTAGAGGTGACAATGCAAATCTATTGGTGAACCTACTCCATGCCGGGTGATTGACAGGCCACCATTTCTTTTGACCACCTGGGAATCGTGTTGTCCAAATTGGATTCTTAGGACATCTCCCCTCCCCAATAGGAATAGGTGATTCTGGAATAGGAGGTAGTGGTGCATCAATTGTTAATGCAGCACCCATTGGATTCTGATTCCAAGTTTTGGGTGAAATTCTTTCAACTTCTGCAGAATCCAACTGGACATTAATGGCGAGTGCCATCGGATTAATACCTTTAACCGATGAAGATTGTTGGTTTTTTATTTTTGTGATAGAAAGATCTGCATTCTCGTCAAATCCATTACTAATATTATCATCATACTCAATTGTATTTCCATTATTTTTTATAACGGATCCAGTCCCACGAGATGATCCTATTGTATCTACAAGATACTCTCTCCCTGCCTCAAATACATCAGAACCAGTAATTACTTCTTTTTCTTTATATGAGTTTCCAGATCTACTTCTAGATAAAAGAACATAATCATTTGGAGGAAGACCTATTTTAACTTTAGATGCAAAAACTCCGGATGTTCTTGGATTGTCATTTACTTTTAAGCGAAAACTAATCTCTGCAGTTCCAGATCCATCTACCTTAAGATAGTTTTTACCATCACGATTTGTAAATCGTGCAGTAATTCTATTTGATTTTGGTTTCCCATCACCATCAAAACTAAATCTACCTCCAGGTTTCTGATACAATTCTGCTATGACTTTATATTTTCCTTTCTTTAAAAATTTTATATATGTGCTCTTTCCAGTTCCTTTATTAGAATCACCAACAAATCCATTCTTTTCAATTTCAATTCTGTCGCCACCTTTAATGAAGGTTAACTTCACCCGATCATCAACTTCAACATCAATCTTATAATTGCCATCTGCTGGAACACTAATATCATTCCAACGAATTGTGTGATATCCTGAGTATGGATTGTCATCTAGTGATTGTCTAGTATTAAATGGACATACCCCAAAGTCATTAATGAATCCACCACGACCATAAACATTTGTTCTCCAAAGTTTTCTATCTGCCTTGTTGATATAATCTATTGTATTGAAGATTGTATCTGAAACAGATGTTTGATTAGATCCAGATACACCAGATATATTACTTTGAGTTTGATTAGTAGTTGGTGGTGCATCAAATATTAGTTTACATTTGTTGCCATTAATTTTAATAAATCTACCACCACTTACAGTACAAACTAAATCTTGCCAATCATTATCAGTTGATTCTTCCATCTGAAGAACATTTTGTCCAGAAGTTCTAAGTTTAATCTTACCTCTTCCACCACTCGTAGTAATTACATCATACTCTACACCATATTGAATATCACGACTAAAAGATTCTTTTAATTGTTTCCCCTTATATTGCTTGCTAATATTAACACCCAATCCAGGAATATTAATTCCATTTGCAAAATCTGCAGATGTTGTGACATTAAATTTGATGTTAGTAGGATCTCTCTTGATTTTTACTTTTTCTCGAATGGGAATATTGTAAAGATCAATCTTGATTCTATGAACACCCTCTTGAATAGTCTTCTTTACAATATTTTGTGGGAGAGGACTTGCTTTAAAATTTCTTGCTTCAGTTACAAGTTCATTATCTAAGTAACATCTAGCAATATTATCACCCATACCCCTAAAAGTATATTCTCCCGTGTAAGGAAAGTTTTCCTCCCATTCCATAGTTGCTATGTATCCAGCATAGTCACTACCAGGTGCATTTGAACTTGGTACAGGAGAAACTGCATAGCGATTCATAAAACTATCACCAAGGTTTGATCCTTTAGGAATATAACCAGCCACTTTTGCAGAGTGAGTTAGAATTGCTGCTCTGACTTGCTTACCGGACAACCCAGTACCAATCCAGTCACTAATTTCTTTTTCCGATGCAACCCTTCCCCATCTTGCGCCATACCAAGAGATAATTTCTCTAGCAGTAGGAGAATCATCTCCACCAGGAAGAGAATTGGACCATGCTACATGAGAAACATGATGAAGAACACGAGATGTTTTATCTCTAAAGGTGACTGAGATTGGATTTTCTTTTCTTGTATGCCAGAAAGGATTGATACCTTGTCTTAAGAAGTCCTGGTACTTTTGAATCTCTCCTCCAATAGGATCAGCAGCCAGAGTTGCAAATAAATTAGGATCCCATTCTCCTAAGACATCACCATCTACACCATATCTAAGTCCATATCCAGAAAGTTCTGTTCCGTCTGGAGTTAAATCATATACTTCAAAGTCTTCTTCTTGATCAAAATATTCTGTGGTTGGTGGTAGTTCTCCTATAATTGTTCTTATAACAGCACCAGACCCTCTCCTACATGAGTCTACTAGTTTTGCTTTGGGTGGATACTTATATCCAAATCCACCCTTTACAACTCTCACTGCAAGAAGAGACCCATCTCTACCAAAAATAGGAGATCCTACTGCACCTACACCACCACCTCCACTAAGGAATAATCTTCCTCTACATCCCTCATCATATGAAACATTAACATCACTACCAGTTTGAGTTTCACCAGATCCAGTTCCACTAAGAGGAGTAAATGGTGCTCTTTCTCCTGGTCTTAATCCTTGAATTCCACCACAAACATTACCATCAACATCCAATACATCAGGAGTCAGTGCATTTACTTCATTAAGTGTTAAATATCTGGTTGCATCTCTAGTCTTAAGTATGAACATCGTGCCTGGATTTAAGGCAGCATACTTATTTGCTTCAAAAATACTTATATTCTGCACATATCCTGTGTCAGGATCAATATACCCAACACGAATATCTTTCTTAGTAGCAGGTCCGAAGATATTGAACGACATTCGGGATTATACTTTATTGTTCATCGTAATCATATTTATTATGCCACTGTAGAATTAATTTGATTTAATTCTTCTTGAGATCCAGTACCAGCAGTTTGATTATTTATAGTTGACTCTCCCCGTCTGGGTTCAACGTAAGATGTAGATCCTTTTCCTTCAATACCGCCTCCATTATCAGATTGCTCTTTTGTTTTTTCAGCAACAGATTTTTCACTTGGTGTCTCCCCATCAGTCTGTGCATCACCTCCCTGACAGAATGTATAGAAATCAGAAGCAGCAATAGTTGGTGTTACTTCACAACCAAAAATATTTAATTTAATATTTGTAAAAGAAAGAGCTGATGTAAGACTTCCACTAATATCTGGAATTAAATTTTTAATATCCCCAATAATTCCTGTGATTCCAGAAAGAGTATCAGTAATATCATCAAGATATGCATTTAGATTATCTACTAAATTGTTATTGGCAGAATCTATTTCTGGTTTTGATCCTGCTAATACCTGAGCAGTAATAGATTCTGCAGTACACATTGGAACATATGGATTCGTAACTGCTCCACTGGGATAACCATTTTCATCTTCTCCTTTTTCTGCTCTATCCCTTGCTTCCCTATCAAGACCATCTATATCTATGATGCCTGCAATAGCCTCTGCTACTTTATCACAAAGGTTGTCAGTCATTTTTGAATACAAACAACGGATTAATTCTGTAAACACTTGCTTCATGTCAGAGAATTGATATCTAAAACTTGAAGGAAGTGCCGCTACAACTTTTGTCAATGCTATATTTAAAGTCTTCATTACATATTCCATTATCTTATCAAAGATAATTTTCATATATTTTGCAATCTCACATGCAAAATTTCTAATTACTGATTGAATATCATTGATTGTATTTGTGACAGCATCAACATAACTTTGAATTGCTTGAAGATATGAATCAATCTTAGTGACTAGATTATCAATCACAGTTTGTATACCTTTGAGTGCAGATGCAACCTGCTCTTGGGGATCTGGTTTTAAAAGAACAATCTTCTCATCACACTTAGCCTGCCGTTTAGTATCTGCAGCAGTTGTTTGATGTATTCCATCTGCATTTTCATTTGTTGCCCCAGGTTGTCCCGGAGGTGGTTGAGTAACTCCCTTGTCATAGTCTGGTGGAGTTGGTCTTGCACTTCCTTGTGGTGGAGAAGCACCATCGGCATATCCAGATGTTGCTAAAGTTCCTGGTTGGGAATTTGTTACTCTATTAGTACCAATTTTTTGATTTAGTTCTGTCTGTGAGTTGTTACCAAGGACTCCCATGATGACAGGAACTTGTTGGTCCTGCCCATCAAGGAAGAATCCAAACACCATATTCCCCTGTCGGAGATTTGCTGTTCCTTTAGCTGCCGTCTGACCACCACCCGCAGTGATGGGATACATTACATTTGCCCAAGGC